CTGAGGCTGAGCTTCTGGCGGGTTAAAAATGGGAAAAGTTTCTCATTTTAACTTGTACTAAATCTTGACATAGGACCAACTTTCTCTTTTCTCCGGATATACAAGCTTCAAATCATATCCGCTTGTAATAAATTTCAACGTCAATTCGTGATTGACTGCGTTTCCGAGTTTCTCGTAAATCCAGTACATATCCTCTTGCGTGAATTGTGTTCCGAGATATTCATTGTATCCAGAAAGAAGTGATTCCCTCCATTCTTTATTTCTCTTCTCTTGGCGGTAAGGTTCTCCCTTTGCAAGTGGTCTGGAACACCACTCTAAAAGTTTACAGATAATATCTTTCTGTGTATTACAGTCTTTTGCTGTAAAATATACATTCCCTTTGTCTGATAAAATAAGTTCTCCAAATTGAGTAATATAACTCTTCGGAAAGCATTTCATCACATTGAAAATTTCATTAAACATCCTTTTTCTCCATTTCTTTCAGCTTGGCTTCGGCTTCCTCTTGTGATAAAAACCAGGTTTCCTTGTACATTTTTTCTGACAGGATTCGGTCTGTTGCATATTCTCGATCCTTATCACACTCCATGTACCATCCTTTTTCTGTAAAAGTAATCAAGGCTACTTTCTGATGATAAACTTTGTTGTTCTCCGGGTGCAGACTTAAAATATTTAATTCACAATTGATTTTGCTAGGAATTATATATACATCTGATCCAATTCCACACGGCAACCGCAGAAGCAACCCCTGCCGTTCAGCATCTTCGTATTCCCCAAGCTTGTTCAGAATGGCTTTAAGCCTATGTTCCGATGAAAATGTATTACAAAGAATGCTTAAATGCTCCTTAGAGACATACTTTCCATGCTTATCTTTTTTCGTAAGTCTTCTGTTTTCCAGCTCTCTTTCACAGGCTTTAATCCTGCCTTTATTTTTCCCACCGTTTTGTTTCATTGTCTCGATTGCCTGCTTAATCTGATATGCCGTTGCCCGATTAAGTTCTGATGTAAAATTCAAATCCGTTGCTGGCAATAAGCAAAGATTATTTACTACATTTCCTTCCATGCCTATTCCTCCCTTTTACACAGGTGTTCCAAAATCTGCAACTCGGATCACAGACTTTCGTCTTGTCACCATAGCTGCAAATCCTGCCACTGCCGCAGTAAGTAGGCTCTGCCTTAAATTTCTTGTACGCTTTCGGGTCCCGGTATTCCGGCTTGGAATCTTCGTATCCTTGGATCTGCCCGATCAGCTTTATATTTTCACGCTCCAGACGTTTGTCCTTATTGCTTTTATGTATTTCTCTCACCCCTTTTGGTAATGGGGCGATTGCCGCCCCGGTGTCGGCAAGTTAAGAACATGGCTTTTGTGATAACTATAATTCCGCACTTGCAATGGTGGTTTCTTTTGCTTTCGCTGGTGTTTCAACCGTCCATCAGCTTCCGGATCATGTCCTCCTGATGCAGCTCTGCGATATGATCCCGCACGCTTTCTTCCGGGAATGCGATCTGGTAGGTTCGCTCCTTGATCCGATTCGTGATGCGGTCATCATACTGCAGCGTTTCCAGAGATTCATTACTTGTGAAAATCGTCACTTTCCGGTTTATATAACGCTCATTGATGATCTGGTACAGCTTGTCATTGATCCAGTCTGCCGGCCGTTCCACTCCGAAATCATCAATGACCAGGATATCTGTGGTGTAGAGTGCATCCAGCAAACGGCTCTCACTGTATTCCGCGTCCCGCCGCCATGTATTCTTGATTTCCTGCAGGATGGTCAGTGATACCGCAAATTTGACTGCGTAGCTTTTCATCAGCTCGTTTGCAATCCCTGCCGCAATCCTTGTTTTCCCACTGCCCTTTGTCCGGGACCAGATAAACAGTCCCATCCCCTGCTCCCTCTGGTTCTCAAAATCCCCGAGGTACGCTTTTATGATCCGGCAGGCATCCGACACTTTCTTCCTGCTGTCCCGCTCCCGGTACACATCCATCCGAAATGTTTTCAGTTCCATTCCCCTGAATGCTTCCGGGATATCCGCAAACCGCAGCCGCCGCAACATGATCGCACGCTCCCGGCACTTACACGGCACGGCTGTTTCAATACCGTCCTTTTCGGTCAGAATCCATTCGCTGCCCTTGCAGACTGGGCACACATCAGAACCCTTCGAAACATCCGGAACATCCTCGTTCTTCAAGCAGTTCGTTGAGCGATTTTTCACGCGCTCCAGTATTCCGTTGATCATGTTTTTCATCTGCTGATCCATCATCCACTCCTTCCAGGTATTGCATAAACAGGTTTTCTTTCAAAAAGTTCTCCGGGTTCTTGATGTACCGGGCTGGTGTCTTTTTCCGCTGGCAGGCAATAGCATAATTCTCTGCCGCTGCAATCAGGCCAGCTTCCGACACTCCGGCATCAACCGCATTGCAGTATTCCGTCTCTGCCAGATAACCAATGCAGGTTTTCGGATAGGCTGCGGCAAAATCTGCAAACCGTTCCACGGGGGATATAGGGGGTGTGTTTCTTTCCTTCTTCCCTTCTTTCTTTTCTTCTATTGTTGTCGTTTGAATGTCGTTAGAATGTCGGTTGCCTGTCGGTTGCCTGTCATTTTGCTTGTCGGTTGTCTGGTACAAATCGTACTTAACCACTGTAAATACAGTAAATTTATTTGTCGTTTTGCTTGTCACTTCGCCTGTCTTTTTCAGATGTGAAATTGCGGTGCGGATTTCGCGCTCCGTAAGCCCTGTTTCGCCCGACAGCTTCCCGATGGATGAGACAAACGATCCACGTGGAACCGTTGTCCCTTTGAAATTTCCATCCTTCCAGTTGGCTTTCAGAAGCATATGGATAAACAGCCGGGTTGTATTGATATCTGTGTACCATTCCCATTCCAGTAGCCCGCGGCTCAGCTTTATGTAGTTGCCATCCAATCACTCCACCTCCCGAATCAGCACTTCTCGCCACCTTTCAAATGTCATTTTCATTCCGCCTTCACAACAATTCCATACACCTTATACATCTGCCGGAACCGGATCACTCCCATCTGGTGGGCAATCGTATGGTGCTCCCTGCACAGGCAGATCTTCTTATAACCCGAATCATCCACCTTCCGGCGGTTATTTCCCATACCGATTGCATCTTCATGATGGATTTCCCCATCCTTGCCGCAGATGGCACACTTTTTATGCATTAGGCAGTAATACAGATACCGCCCGATATCATCCGTCCGGTCAATCGCATTGTCTGAAAGTGGGATTCCCCACTCTAAAGCAAATTCCAAGATCGTATTGATAAACTCCCGCGCGGTATCCATCGAACAGTCAGAAAGGCTGAAATAAGGATCTCCTGTACGGATCATATGCTCATACTTCATCCGTTCCTTCATTTCTTCCGGTGGATAACCTGTCCAGTCTGCAATATCCCGGATCGTTGCATATGCTTTCTTCCTCTGCTCCGCAGAGATATGCCGCCCATCATCAAAGCGGATCTCTGCATTCTTGATCTTCTTTCTCTGGAGCAGACCACCAAGTTTCATTCCCGGAACGGAAACAACAAGATCTGTTCCATCACTGTTTTCCCGGTACTGCTTCACATCTACCATCGTATACATCAGTCATCACCATACTTCGATTTCAGACTGTTCAGCATTGTACCAACATTTTCTGCTGATAAACTGTCCCAAGTCTTTCCGTTGCTCGTGATCCAGTATTCAAGATTCACCTTATGTTTGAGGCACAGGTCTTTCAGGATCTTAATATTTGCCGGGCTCGGCTTCTCCTCATTCCTCGGAATGATGTTGTTAAACGGCTGCATTTCTTCTTTGAGCCACAGGTTAAATCCAAGCCCCGTATGAATTGCCACACACTTTACAAAGGACCGGCACATACTGTTCCATACCCTCTGCTGGCTCATGGAATTATCCTTGACCGGATTGGAGCCATTCATCACCGGTGACTGCATTTCATACTCATTTTCATCAATAACGACATGTATCCGTGTCTCATAGCATCGGTTTGTATTTCCTTTGCTATCTGTGAAATCTTTTGAAACCATGCGCAAAGAGCTTCCCGTTCCCTCATCCGGAATCGGCACCCAGTAAACTTTCTTTACACCATTCTCATGCAGCAGATCAATACATTTTGCCCAATTGAGATACGTCATTCCATCCCGTTCCTGGCAATATGGAGTTACGTCAATTTTGCGCATTTCTTCCCACGATTTAAGTGCCATACATCATATCCTCCAACTTCATTTCCATCTGTCCATCCCTGCCACTTCTATATGCTGCAAGGATGTTTTTATTGTTCTCCTTTTTCTTTTCCAGGCAGTCACATGATTCACCCGGATCAAGATGTGCCCCACAATAGGGGCAGGGTCTGTAATACATCACACCACCTTCCGGAAGCATGAAACCATACAATCTTCACAGTAGATTTCTCCGCCAACGTCATAGCAATAATCAGCCTGTATATGATCCCCGCAGCAGACGCACACCGGCCGTTGTTCCAGCCATTTGTCCTGCTCATCCTCATGCATCCGGAAGAAATCATAATTATCCGGGATCGTTTCCATTGTCGGCTCCTTCCTGCAGCAGATCATAGATTGCCTTTGCTTCACCTTTTTGCAGCAGGTCATAGATCCAGTCCGCTGTCTCATCATCCTGTCCGTCTATCAGTGCCGCATAGATCTGCTCCATCGGCTCGTCCATAAGCGGACACGCTGCTTCGGTGTAAATAAATGATCCTGCATTGTTCAGAATCTTTTCTGCGTCCTTGCAGTGCAAATACGCACTTACAAGCGATTCGATTTGACGTAAATTCATATTTTTCACTTGCACATTAAATATATTTCTTGTAAAATAAAGGCATAGCATTTTTAATGCTTATTTTTCTTTTGTTTCCCGAGAGAAACAACCCCCAATTAGATGGAATCATTGCTTTGGTCGGCTGACTCCATCTTTTTTATTTCCACATCCAACATTTCCTTGAAATCCCCATCATTTTTCTTTTCCTTTCGCGGGTACGTGAGATTCGAAGCTTTATTCGGATATTGCGGATACATACGCTTTATTCCACTGATGTGCATTTTTCTCCTTTCAACTGGCTTTCCGTAGCTGCTGTATGCGACGCTCGGTTTCCTTCCGCTCTTTTTCCACTCTCTCGAGTGTGTATGCCACATGTGCGATCACCGCGCCAGCAATTACCATTCCTGCGGCAATTATCCAGCCAACTCCTTCCGAGTCCATCGCAGTTGCACCAAACATCATAATTGCGACTCCTATTTCAAAAGCTCTTTGTTTCATGTTTTCTCCTTTATAGCTTGTCCGCACAGCCACCGCAGTGGCTACTCTACGCGCTTATAACCTGCGCCAAGCGCAAACTTGTCACACAACTCATCAATTTTGTTCTGAGGTATATCCTTGGGATCAATTTGTTTCCATTCACCGGTTTTAGAATCGATCACAAAGGTTCTGTATGTAGCTTTCTTTGGATATCTTGCCATAAGCCCACCTCCTGTTAATAGGTTATTAACTGTGCCTGTACGCGGTTCTTAATTTTCTGAATCTTCCATTTGTGATATAATCTCCTTACAGGACGTTGCCGCGTCCGAGTATTATGAAAGGAGCTATTCCAGATGATCAAAATAATTGATGTAAATTGTCCTTACACCAAACGATCCCAACAGATATCGGTCGACTATTGTTATGTACCTGTTATGGGAACTCTACAGAAAAACTACAAGAAAATGTCGTATGAATGTCCCATGTATGATGAATGTCCACCTGATTTAAAAGATCAATATGGTGGATGTTCCGCGTATAACAGTCTTCCTGTTGCTATCCACGATTAGTGTCCCCGGCATTGCACACCGATATTTTTACGCTTGACTGGCTTATGATCGGATCAAGGTTTTTGAGCCAGTCAAAATCTTTACATCTTCCTGCTTCCCATATCTCACAGTTACTCCCGCACACTTTTCCCAGATCCGCGATCTCTCCGTTTGTCGATTGTGCCAAAAACTCTCTAATGTGCTGTGTTGTGCAATCCATAGCTAACTGGATCTCATTCGTTGATGGCGATTTCAATTTACTCATCTCCTTATGTTTAATATGAAATATTATTTTTGTAGCCTAATTTTCTACCCTTGTTGTCCTCCATAATCCGTGCTATTCTTTCCTTACAGGACATTGCCGCGTCCGAGTATTATGAAAGGAAATTTTCATATGAATAATTTTATTGAACCAATTACCATTCGTAATTATGACTTGGCTGACTGGAAATACGAAAAAATTCTTGAGCAAATTCATAATTTTGAAGCATCCCTTGATGATGATCATGAAATTGCGCTCCGTTTAACTTCATTCGGGACATCAGTCACCATGATTGTCACAAGTCTCGGTTATCAAAACCCTGATATCCTCTATTTTTATGGTTTAGTAAATGGAAAAAAGTCCCAATTAATTCAGCACGCCAGCCAACTCAATTTCTTACTCACATCTGTTGAACGTGAAGATAAAACTAAACCCGCAAGAAGAATAGGTTTTGCTAATCCCAATGATGCTTCGGACCAGCTTTAGAAAGCAATTTTTGTCTTTCTAGCCGGAAATCACAAATGGCATCTACTTTTTTCTGCTGGCTTTGAACTTGCTTTTCAAGGTCAGCGGTTCTTTCTTCAAGTGATTTCCATTTTTTCTTTGAAATCCACACGTTCTCACTCTCCTTTCTGTTGCGGTTGATTTCTTCATATTCATAATTTATAATCACCTATATAAATCCAAAGGAGAATTACGTTATGAATATGAAACAAAATAAAAATTCTAAATTTGTATCAATACTCTCATCTCTAGCAATTGGAATCGCTGGATCTTTTCTATGGGAATTCATTTGCTCTCCCCTATTTCACAGTGTGTTTAACATTGTCTTTTCAGCACCTGCAAAGGTTTCATCTTTTATAGGCAGCTGGTATGCGACAAAAATATCATCAGTCAGCAATGAATATCTTGCGATCGAACTCCGTGCTTTTTTATTTGTGTTCCTACTGCTTCTCTTTATGCCAAAACTGAAAAAAGCTTTTCATACAATGCCATTCGTCATTAAATCCATAATCCTTTTCTGTTTGGCAATAGATCTTTTAACTGATATACAGGTTTCGCAGACTGCATCCCGCATTGAACACAATATCGAAATTGTCTCACCGTATATTACAGATCAAGAATATAAGGTACTAAAATCTAACTCATATTCAATGAAAACTATGGATGATTATAATTTGTTGAATGAAGCACTAGAAGATGTTGCCGAACAACATCATTTACAACTTCATTAACATCTCTCCGATACACCAGCCGATAACAAACACAACTGCGTATAACAACCACTCTTTTTTCTTGCTCACGTTCTCACTCTCCTTTCTGTTGTAATTAGGTTGATTTTAATTCAACCTTTTGAGCAAAAAAAATCTCATCTCTCTTCCTATTTGTTAAACCTAGAATCTTCTGCATTGCAGATATCTCCGATGCCTTAAACTCTGTTTCATTATTAAGTTTTTTGTAAAAACCCTCCCTTGAAATACCAAGTTTATTGGCAATTGCTGTAATTTTGATCCCAG